CATCAAGTGTCGGGATGAAATGGATTTGCTCTCAACGTTTCTACGTTTTTGGCAAATGGCATCGCCTGACATTGTAACCGGATGGAACACTAGCTTTTTCGACTTGCCCTATTTGACACAACGAATTCGTCGCGTCTTAGGAGAAGACCGAGTAAAGGATTTGTCCCCGTGGCGGATTATTCGTGATCGCACCATCACCATGAATGGTCGTGATAATTTGTCTGTGGACATTTTTGGTGTGAGCAATTTAGATTATCTGGACTTGTACAAGAAGTTCACTTATTCAGCACAAGAAAGTTATAAGCTGGATTACATTGCTCAGCAAGAATTGGGACGAAAGAAGTTGGAAACGTCCTATGAAACATTTCGTGAACATTACACAGAAGATTGGCAATCATTTGTTGAATACAACGTGATTGACGTAGAACTGGTGGATGCTCTTGAAGATAAAATGAAATTGATTGAATTGATCATCACCATGGCATATGATGCCAAGTGTAACTTCACAGACATCTTTTCCGCTGTGCGTACATGGGATTGTATTCTGTACAATCATTTGTGGAATAAAAACATCATTGTCCAACCTAAGGAAAACAAGGAAGGGAGAACAATTGTAGGCGCCTATGTCAAAGAACCCGTCCCAGGCAAGTATGATTGGGTGGTGAGTTTCGATGCCGCATCGCTGTATCCTAGCATCATCATGCAATACAACATGAGTCCGGAAACCATGGTGGAAGATGCAACATTGAACATCATGCCTGAGAAGTTGCTTGCAGGAGAAACGAATCACGTGGATGCATTGCACTCGCGCGGCGTGGCGATGGCGGCCAATGGTTTCTGTTACACACATGAACGGCAAGGATTGTTCCCAGAAATTGTTGAAAAGATTTTCAGTGAACGTGTGTTTTATAAAAAGAAAATGATTGAAGCACAAAAAGAATATGAAAAGACCAAGGATGCTCAATTAGTAAAAGCCATTTCGAAATATAACAACATTCAAATGGCACGAAAGATTCAGCTCAACTCATTGTATGGTGCCTGGGCAAATCAATACTTTCGTTTCTACGATGACAGAATTGCCGAAGGTATCACGTTGACGGGACAATACATCATTCAACATATTGGGCGTGCTTTGAATGAGTACTTGAACAAAACATGTGGCACAGAAAATGTTGAATACACATTCTATTCAGACACAGATAGTTGTTACATCACATTGGATGGATTGGTTCAGAAACATTTTTCACATCTTGATAAAAACAAAATTGTTGATGTGATTGATCAATTTTGTAAGGATAAGATTGCTCAGGTGTTATCCAAGGCATGTCAGCAAATCATGGATGTCACACATGGATATGTGTCCAAGATGGAATTCAAGCGAGAAGTGATTGCCGACCGTGCCATTTGGGTGGCAAAGAAGCGATATGCGTTGAATGTGTATGACAGTGAAGGGGTTCGATATAAGGAACCGAAGTTGAAGGTACAGGGGTTGGAAATTGTTCGTAGTAGTACTCCTGGGAACGTTCGTGAATATCTGCGCAATGCCGTGAAAATGACGTTGACGAAAACTCAAGGTGAGATTCAAGAATATATCAGTGATTTGGAAAAGAAGTTTTTTCAGATGGCACCAGAAGATATCGCCTTTCCGAGAAGCGCGAACAATCTCAGAAAATATCAATCAGGTGCCAGCATCTATCAAAAGGCAACCCCGATGCACGTGCGTGGTGCCTTGTTATATAATCATTATGTGAAATTGAAGAAGATAGATAAGAAGTATGAATTGATTAGAGAAGGTGACAAAATCAAATATCTGTATTTGAAGGAACCGAATATCATTCAGGAAAATAGTATTGCCTTTGCGACAACGTTACCAAAGGAGCTTGACTTACACAAGTATGTTGATTATCATACAATGTTCGAAAAAAGTTTTCTTGAACCGATGAGACCCATTCTTGATTGTATGGGTTGGTCCACTCGTAAGGTGGCTACACTAGATGATCTATTTTAAGGAGATGTAATGTCATTAATTAGTAAGTTACGAAAAAATTCTACTGTACGTGAAACAGAAGTGTTAACTGATTCAAAGTTTTTCACCGCCAAGGACATGATTCAGACTCCTGTCCCGATGATTAATGTTGCTATGTCAGGTCGTCTTGATGGTGGTTTAACGCCTGGGTTAACAGTGTTTGCAGGTCCTTCCAAGCACTTTAAAACGGCGTTTGCCATGCTTCTTGCCAAGTCTTACATGGAAAAATATTCTGATGCCGCCATTCTATTTTACGATTCAGAGTTTGGCGCTCCAGCAGGATATTTCAAGAGCTTCGGTATTGACACTGACCGCGTGATTCATACACCGATCACTGACATCGAACAACTGAAACATGATGTGATGTCACAGATCAACAACATTGAACGTGGTGAACATGTGATCATCATTGTGGACTCCATAGGTAATTTGGCATCACGAAAAGAAGTGGAAGATGCTCTTGAAGGAAAGAGCGTGGCTGACATGACCCGTGCCAAGCAACTCAAGAGTTTATTCCGTATGTGTACACCTCACTTGACCATCAAGGACATTCCCATGGTTGTAGTGAATCACACATACAAGGAAATCGGATTGTACCCGAAGGATGTGGTGTCAGGTGGGTGTGTAGTTGAGAACACTCTTATTCAAACTACTACTGGGTTGAAAGCCGTACAAGATTTTATTGTGGGTGACACGGTAATGACTCTCGCGGGAGAAAAGAAAGTCACCAATGTTTGGACTCCGGATACGCTTGATGAAGGTGAGCCAGAGTGTTTTGAAATTGAATTCGAAGATGGTCATACAGTTACATGTTCAGAAAATCACAAGTTTTTAGTGGACGGACAATGGATAGAAGCGAAAAATCTTACTATCGAACAGGATGTGTCTGCCGTATAATATGACGCCACAATATGGAAAAATCCCGCCGCTATTACCCAGGCAAAATCTTCATGTAGATATTGTGGCATTTATACAACTAACTCAAATATAAAGAGGTGGCATAATGAAAATTGCAAACATCACAAAAGTCGGCAAACAGAAAGTGTATGACCTTTCAGTCGAAGAAGTTGAACACTACATTCTTGAAAATGGGGTGGTGACACACAACACAGGCATCTATTATTCTGCTGATAACATCTTCATCATTGGTCGTCAACAGGAAAAGGATGCTGATGGATTAACAGGATACAACTTCATCATCAACGTGGAGAAGTCTCGCTTCGTTCGTGAAAAGAGTAAGATTCCTGTTGAAGTCTCATTTGAAGGAGGCATTAGCACATGGTCTGGGTTACTTGATGTGGCATTGGAATCAGGACATGTGGTGAAGCCCTCAAATGGCTGGTATCAAAAGAAGGGAGAAGAAAAGAAGTATCGTGTAAATGATACATACACCAAGGAATTCTGGATGTCCATCTTGTCAGATGCTACGTTCCGTGATTGGATTAAAACACATTATGCCATTTCCAATTCATCTTTGGTTGCTGAATTCACAGATGACATCATTCAAGAGGAATATAATAATGCCTAACTTTATTGTACAAAAAAATGAGCAGTTCACAGAAAATACCGATGCTGAACATTACCTAGAAATCACTGATGGTCCACATGCTGGTGTGTGTTTCCTTCTGGGTCAAATCACATTTATCGGCGAAGATGATGATGGATATGGACGAGTTTCTTTCGATTACAACTTGTTATTCACACCTGAACATGTTAACTTAGAAGAAGAAAAAGGAAACATTGAAGAAACCATTGGTGTGGTGTTGCATAAAATCCTAGAGGACATGACCAAGAACGAGGAAATGAATGAAGCTAGAAACATTAATTCTGACGAATCTATTGAAGGATGAAAGTTATCTAAGAAAAGTAGTTCCTTTTCTTCGTGATGAATATTTTGTGGACTGGGCAGAACGAAAGGTGTTTGAGAACATCAAGCACTTTGTAGACGAATACAACGCTTCTCCTAATCGGGAAGCGTTGTTAATTCGTTTTCAAAGTGATAAATCATTCACTGAAGATGAATACACAAAAATTACACACGTGGTGGATAATTTATCATCCGAAGAAATAAATAAAGATTGGCTACTTGACGCCACAGAAAAATTTTGTAAGGATAAGGCAATTTACAATGCAATTGTTCAATCAATTCAAATCATTGATGGAAAGAGTGGCAATTTCACTAACGAAGCTATACCTGACATTCTCAAAGACGCTCTAGCAGTAAGTTTTGATAACAGTGTAGGGCATGATTACATTTTAAATTCTGATGATAGATATCAATTCTATCATAAGGAAGAAGAACGTATTCCTTTCGACTTGGATTTATTCAATAAAATCACAAAGGGAGGATTGCCGAACAAGACGTTGAACATTGCTCTGGCAGGAACAGGCGTGGGTAAAAGTTTGTTCATGTGTCACATGGCGGCGGCTGCACTGAGTCAAGGCAAGAATGTGTTGTACATCACAATGGAAATGGCAGAAGAACGTATCGCAGAACGTATTGATGCCAATTTGATGAATGTGACAATGGATGATTTGAAGAATCTTCCGAAGCAAATGTTTGATGATAGAATCACTCGCATCAAAAACAAGACGGAAGGAAAACTGATCATCAAGGAATATCCTACAGCATCTGCACATGCCGCTCATTTTCGCGCATTGTTGAATGAATTGAGTTTAAAGAAGGAATTTCATCCTGACATCATCTTCATTGATTATTTGAACATTTGTGCAAGTAGTCGGTTCAAGATGTCAGGCAATATAAACAGCTACACATATATCAAAGGAATCGCGGAAGAACTTCGTGGTTTAGCAGTGGAATTCAATGTACCCATTGTGTCAGCAACACAAACAACGAGGAGTGGATATGCAAACAGTGATGTGGAACTCACAGATACTTCTGAATCGTTTGGACTTCCAGCAACTGCTGATTTTATGTTTGCTATCATATCTACAGAGGAATTAGAAAAATTGGGTCAACTGATGATCAAGCAATTGAAAAATCGGTATAATGATCCCTCACAGAATCGTAGATTTGTGATTGGAGTGGATCGTGCAAAAATGAGATTGTACGATTTGGACATGTCAGCACAAAAGAACATCTTGCTGGAAGATAGAAAGCCGGAACTTGAAAATAAGCCCTCATTTGTGAACTCGAAAATGTTTGCAAAGAAGAATTTCAGTGACATTAAGTTTTAAAAATAATATTATATAAATAACGACAGTTCGATCACGCATCTGGAGGTTCCATGTACTTGGCGAGTAAGATACACAAGGAACTGAAGAAACACTTTTCTGCCTGTGATTTACTAGGGCAAGAAATTCCATATGGTGTAATTAGTAGACGATTAAATAAAATTCTTGTTCCTCTGGGTGCAAAAATCATCATCAAGAGGGATACAGAATTGAGAATGAAACCAGGAAGCACGCATCAAATATTTTCATTTTCAGGATATTTTAATACAGGTGCGAAAAAGAAAAACGCCATTAAAATATTCGTGCATTTCCCAAGTAATAGAAAAACGTTTAAATTCACGAAAGCCAGTTATGCGGGATTTATATTCATGTTTTCACAGGTTGTTCAACATGAATTCATTCATGAAAGCCAATACCAGTTTCGTCCAGAGCAATCTGACAGATTAGTGAAGGTGCATCATTCCGATAAATTGTCGAAAAAACGTTTAAAGCAAATTGAATATTTAAGTACCTGGTGTGAAATTGAAGCATATGCACATGATATTGCCATGGAAATCAAGCAATACTATCCCAATTCTAAACCAGATACAATTATTCGATACATTGATTCACATAAGAAGTTATATAGTTACAAATTGTATAAAGATGCGTTCAAAGGAACGGATTGGGGTCGATTGAAAAAGTCGTTATTACGTAAAATATGGAAGTGGATCCCCTCTGCACAAATCCCTGTACTCGTGTAAGTTGTTGATTTATAAGCACTTACGTGGGGCTTGACAAATAGGGCTGAACGTGTTATATTTAAAGTAAGGAATGAACAACACCCCGCACTCATGGTGACTCATGGAAGATAACACGGAAGCTCTAACAGAGGAAAACACAGAATATTGGCTTACAGAAGAACAAGAATTTCTTGAGCGTCTGTCCAATTTCGGAGAAGGATACTTCGATTTCGCTTCATTTCAGGAAATTTTTGGCGAAAGTGGTGAAACTGGGTTAGCAGGGGCTTGACAACTGGATGTTTCTGTAGTATATTACTTGAGCGGTTCACTTCGTACTTCATCTAGGAGATATATTATGCGTAATTCTGACAAGGTTTCGTTCGTAGCTTTCTCGCAGGGTGGTGCTCGTAGCAACGGCAAGACACTGGGTACCAAGATTCGCTTCACTAATGATCGGACGCGCTACACTAAGGCGCTTAACAAGCTCGGCGTAAGCTCAGTGCTATGGGTTGATCTGCCGAAGCCCATGTCCAAACTTGACGCCATCAATTATCTTCGCGCAAGCACTGACGCCACGATTTCAACGCAGGTGTATCAGGATGCCATTACTCGTGCCGGCTGGCGCCTCGTGCCTGCCCCTAAGGCAGCTAAGAGTGTGAAGGTTAACAATAATTAATCATGAATAGGGCGCATGGTTTTCCCGCCCGCCATGCGTCCTTATATTGAAAAGGGCGATCACAAGGAGATTTATTATGTCACAGAATGACCGTTTAGTTCGTTTTCTTACCACTGGTCGTAGCATCACCGCCGCTCAGGCTCGCGCTCGTTTCGGCGTTCGTAATCTTCGCGCTCGTGTGAACGACCTTCGCAGCGAAGGCTTCTGCGTGTACACGAACCGCACCAACACGGGTACCAGCTATCGTATGGGACCTGCCTCACGCTCCATCGTCGCCGCCGCCTACCAGACTGTGGGTAGCAGCATCTTTGGTAACTAAGCAATAATAGGAGAGATGACCATGATATGGTACAGTTATTTGATGCTGTTAATTTTCGGAGTCATGGTCATCTCCCCTGCTTGGTTTTTTCGTAAAGTAGAACGATTTCTTTTTGATGATCCCAACAAGGATGATTACTTGGTCGTGGAAAACTACATCAGTCCTAGTAACGTGACCTCACGATACCGTGAAGAAGAAGTTGCACTTCTTCGGGATGAGAAAATTCTAAATAATTTAAACATGATGGTGAAAACTTCACGTAAGCGTGAAGTGAAGAACATGTGGAAAATTAAGCGCGCAGAATTTCTTCGTGAGATGCATTGGAAGCGGCTTTCGGCTAAAATTAATCGAGGATAACATATGTCACGGTTGGTATTTCTGAAAAGTATTGCTGAAACACTGGCATGTGAATATGAGATTAACTGGGACACCTGGGACAATGAAGAAACGTTACTGATGCAAGAAAGAATTGATTCAGGATTGGAATATTATGAATCTAAGTTTCATTTCTTGATGGATCAGGACAATGAGTTAACGGATGAAGAATTTCAAGAATTGGAAGAAACACTTGATAATCTACTGTCCGGATACACAATGATGGTGCTCATGAACAAGAAAAAGGCGATTGATGAACTACTCCTCACCGTTTAATATAAATAACAGAATACATTAAACGGTACTAGTATGTCTAGAACGTCAACCAAAAACATGCATTTAGAACACCTGGAAGATGACATCATCAATCTAGGTTATAAAGGCGCCCAACAATCCATTGCGTTTGTTGAGGCGCTTTTGCAGTTGTTCCAAGGCAATGCCAATCAAGAAGTGAATGTTACTGTGAAATGGGATGGCGCTCCTGCCGTTGTGGTGGGCAAGGACCCTGAGACCGGCTACTTCTTTGTCGCCACAAAGCATGGCGCATTTGCCAAAATTCCAAAGCTCGGATATTCAGAAGAACTCATTGATTACTATTATCAAGGAGGACTTGCTGACACATTGAAATATGTGTTTCGTGAGTTAAAGGATTTAGGAATCAAGGATGTGTTGCAAGGGGATGTGATGTTCACCCCCACTATGAAGAAAACACAACTCATTGATGGTGAAAATTACATCACATTTAAGCCTAACACCATTGTCTACGCCATTCCCGAAAAAGACCCATTAGCAACCATCATTGACAACGCCAACGTTGGAATTATTTTTCATACTAAATATACGGGTAAGGGAGCCGTTAACACGTTATCTGCTTCCTTTCAAGTGGATGTTAGCAAGCTAAAATCTAAAACTGCCTGGATCCAGGATGCATCTTATAAAGATATATCTGGCAAGATGACATTGACTGCCCGGGAAACGAGAACAGTTAGTTCACACTTGGCCTCTGCTAAAACCAATATCATTGCTTTGAGAAGATTTCTTAATGAAATTTCTGACCTAGAATCTGATTTAAGTGTAGGATACTTATTCAAGATTTTCGTGAACAAGTTGGTACGAGAAGGAACGCCAATAACGCAACGATCACTCGTTGGGTTAGAAACTTTTATTGTAGATAGAATTTCTGCAAAAGAAGCTGGCGTGAAAACAGCAGCTGCCCGCAGTAAATATGCAGGCATTAAAAAAGACGTGCAAGAATATTTGAGATTGAACACAACCAATCTTCGAAATATGTTTCGATTATATGAGGATTTGTTAACTGCAAAAAATATCTTAGTTGAAAAATTAAATGAAGCGCAAAATATTCCCACCTTCATTGAAACACCTGAAGGATTCAAAGCCACGGATCCTGAAGGATATGTTGCTGTTGACAAAAAAGGAAATGCCGTAAAGTTGGTGAACAGAATGGAGTTCTCACAAGCCAATTTCAATGCTGTGAAAGATTGGAAAAAGCCTGCTGCCGCTCCTGCTGAACCCACACAAAAATTAAAAACCATGGTGTTTGCGTTTGGACGAATGAATCCACCCACCATTGGACATAAAAAGTTGATTGATAAAGTTGTATCCGTGGCTCGGGAAAATTCAGCAGATTATGTTATTGTATTGTCCCGAACACAAAAGAAACCCAAGGATCCGTTGTCACCTGACATGAAGTTGCAGTTTGCCAAGAAAATGTTCCCGAACATAAATATTGAATTGGCAACTGCGCTTCGCCCGACATTCATCGGATGGTTGAAATATTTTTATGAACAGAAATATGATAAAGTCATCATGGTGGCGGGCTCTGATAGAACAACAGAATATCAAACCGTTATGACAAAATATAACGGCACTGATTATACATTTAAAGTAGCTGAAGTAATATCTGCGGGTGAACGAGATCCTGATGCTGATGGGGCAACAGGCATGTCAGCAAGTAAATTGCGGGCGTATGCACAAGATGATGATTTCACTAACTTCAAAAAAGGGCTACCATCAACTTTCCGCGAAAAGGATGCGAAAGAAATGATGTTAGCCGTACAACAAGGGATGGAATAAATGGCACAATTCATTAATCAGCCCACCGATTTAAATGATCAAGATGGTGAGAAACGATATGAAGTTGTGATGGTGGCAACAGGTAAAGATGGTAGTGTTGTTGAAGCCAGCAATCCATTACCTGTTACAGGGGGGACGGGAAGTAACAATTCATTACTCGTTTCTTTAGGCGGCACAAACCTTGATGCGTTTGGGCGCCTTCGTATTTCTGAACCATATACACTTGCTGATTATAGTCATGTCTATGGTGAAGAAGTTGAACTCCTAACTGCAACAAGTGGTTCAGGTACAAAAACACTGCGAGCTAATGAAGCCTCAGTTCGGTTGTCTGTCGGCACAGGTAATGGGAATTTCGTGGTACATCAAAGTAGAATGCATCATCACTACATGCCAGGAAAAAGTCAATTGGCTTTGATGAGCTTCATGTTCGGTACTGCCCGAACAAACACTGTGAAGCGTATAGGATTGTTCGGGGAAGAAGATGGCGTGTATTTTCAACAAGCAGGTGACGGCACCTTACAATTCGTAAAGCGCACAAGCATTACTGGATCTGTGGTTGATCAAACACCTATCAATCAATCACAGTGGAATGTGGATAAGTGTGACGGAACAGGAGCATCAGGGTTTAATTTACAAATCACCGCCACACAATTATTTTTCTGTGATTATCAATGGCTTGGCGTGGGACGGTTACGTGTAGGGTTTGTGCATGAAGGTGAATTCATTGTGGCTCATGAATTCATACACAGTAATATATTAGCAACTGTATACTGGAGAAACCCCAATCTTCCCATTCGGTGTGAAATTCGTAACACGGGTGTAGCTGTTGGCACAGCGTTCATGGATCAAATTTGCTCCACCGTGATGTCAGAAGGCGGATATGTTGAAGCTGGGGTGAATTTCAGTAATTATGCGGAAAACATTCTCCTTGCTAAAGGATCCCCTGCTGCAGCAAAATGTTTAATGGCGATTCGCTTAACCGACACCTATCAATCGCTACCTAACAGAAGTGTTGTTCGGTTAACAGACTTAAATATATTATCTGACAGTGCTACCATCGTGTTTGAATTATGGCGCCTTCCAGGAGATGCCAATATCACAGGAGGAAGTTGGGTAGCAGCTAACAGCTCATCTGTAGTAGAATACAACATCACCGCAGGCACTAGCTTCAATACCACAGGCGGCGAATTATTTGCCAGTGGATTCGTTGCTGCCAACAATCCCTCAGGAAAACAAGCCTCAGGTGGCAATAGTATTGCCGATCCCATCAAAGCGAAACGTGCCTACCTCAGTCAAAACATCACATCCACAGAAAGTAATGTGTTTGCGTTAGTTGCACGAAATTTAAGTACAACTGCTGATACCAACGCCTATGCATCAATGCAATGGCGCGAAACTCGTTAACCTTAATTCGAATCTATCATGGATATCCAAAAGCTCAAAGGTCATGTACCTGATACTGTAATCGCACAAATTCCAGAAGTCATGGAAAAGTTCCAAATCAACACGGCACTTCGTCTTTGTCATTTCTTGTCACAATGCGGACATGAAAGTGGCAACTTCAAAGCAGTCAATGAAAATCTCAACTACGGCGCCAAAGGTTTGTTGGGATTGTTCAAGAAATATTTCCCGACAGAAGCCAAGGCCAAGGAATACGAACGCAAGCCCGAAAAGATTGCGAATCTTATCTACGGCGGTCGTATGGGAAACGGACCTGAAGCATCAGGTGAAGGATTTAAGTTCCGCGGTCGTGGATATATTCAATTAACAGGTAAGGATAACTACGCCGCCTTTGATAAAGCTGTTCCTGAAGATATCACTGCGAACCCTGACTTAGTAGCCACCAAGTATCCCTTGTTATCAGCTGCCTGGTTCTGGAATTCACGAGGCTTGAATGCCTTGTCAGACAAGGGTGCCACAGATGCTGATGTCACCGCCATCACCAAGAAGGTGAACGGTGGTACGATTGGGCTTGATGATCGTATCAAGCATTTCAAAGAATTTTACGCCTTGTTGAAGTAACAGATAAATAGTTACACCTTTTACTGGAACATGAATATGTCATCGAAGATTAAATATCTACTTGCAGCATCCTTAGCCGTTTGGTTGGTGTTTATGTATGCTGATGTCGGTAGTAAAGATAAAATGGATGAATATATTCAACAATACAAGCAGTTTCAAGCACAAGCTGATTCAGCAGTGAAATTTGCCGATAGTTTGAAAACGCAAATCATCATTGAAGAAACAGAAGCACATCTTGCACAAGAGAAAGCCAATGAATATGCAGAAGATGTGAAAGAGTTGAAGAAAACAACTTCTGTGTTGAAAAACAAACGTGATTCATTGATGAAAGAAACCGTTACACCGCAGACTGTCACGGATTCAATACTTCATATGTCGTCCATCATTAGCTTACAAGATTCCATTATTGACCAGCAAGAACATACCATTAATACACAAGATACACAAATCGTTCAATTAAATAAAGCCTTACAAAGTAAAGACAACGTTATCAATTTACTTACACTGTCCCGTGACAGTCTGCAAAAGGTTGTAATAAACATTCCCCAAGCACCTAAAAATCCTAACAAAATGTTCGGGTTACCATTACCGAGTAGAAAGGTGATGTTAGTCTCAGGATTCATTGCAGGTGTTGTAACTACATCGGTAATACTTAAATGAAAAAACGATATATGAAAAATCCTTGTTGGAAAGGATATAAAGCATATGGCACAAAAATGAAAAACGGGAAAGAAGTCCCAAATTGTGTTCCCATCACCGAAGAATTGGGAAAGGAAAACGAATGGGGACGTCCTGAACTCACACAAAAAATGCTTGCTGTGACACCCGGACAAGGAAAAAAACTACGGTCATTTAAAGATTTCATTGATGAACCTAAATTGGATACAACACATCGTCATCCTGAAAAAGAAGATGCATCACAGGGTGCCAATCCTCCCGCTTTAGAAACACAACATAGAACAATAGATTTGAAAAAATATGAAGGTAATGAAGCTGAATACTTTCATTACGAAGAAGCCCCCGCTTGGCAGCGTAAAGAAGGAAAGAATCCTGAAGGTGGGTTAAATAGAAAAGGGATCGCCTCGTATCGTCGTGCTAATCCAGGTTCGAAATTGTCCCTGGCGGTGACCACGAAGCCCTCGAAATTGAAGAAAGGAAGTAAAGCAGCAAACCGTAGAAAGAGTTTCTGCGCTCGCATGAGTGGAATGAAACGGCGTTTAACATCAGCAAAAACAGCGCGTGACCCTGATTCACGCATCAATAAAGCCCTTAGAAAATGGAATTGCTAATCATGGAACAACTTATTGCATCTCTCCGAGTAACACTCGCCAATACATTTGAAATGTACTTCAAAGCTCATGGACATCACTGGAACATTGAAGGCATTGAATTTCACACCTTTCATGATTTCTTTGGAGAACTCTATGAAAGTCTCCATGGTTCCATAGACCCCTTTGCCGAAGAAATTCGTAAAATTGATGGCACAGCTCCATATGGATTGAACATGATGGCACAATTCAAGACAGTGAAAGACAGTGCCATTTTTGGCAACTCATTGCGAGAAATGTTGTTGGATTTACAAGATGCCAATAACGAATGCATTGATTCTTTGAACACGGCGTTCAAATTGGCAGAGCAAGAAAACCTTCAAGGATTAATGGATTTCTTAGCAGGGCGACTAGAACAGCACAATAAACATGCCTGGATGTTTAGAGCTAGCCTAAAGTAATTATAAATACTAAGAACATCATTAAGTGCTAAATATGATCCCAGCAAATACATTAAAACACGTTGAAACTCTCGTTCGGTTAGGCATAGTGCCTACACAGGAATTACAATTTCTCGGACGCGCTTTGCAGCATGTTGAAGCTGATACATTATTGCCTGTCAATGAAAGAAAAGCATTTTATAAATTCATTGAAAAAATGATGGGTATTGTGTTTAGCGATCCTACAATTTTTCGCCTAGTACGGCAGAAGGTAAGTATGAACAAATATGAAGAACATGAGCCAGTTACAGAATCACAATTAGACTTGAAACGTACCCCTGAAGGCATGTTATCAACATTGTCTACCAATGTGAAATCCAAGGCTAAGGCTGGTGGTAAAGTATCTCCTGCTGAAAAACGATTGGCATCACGTGCCAAGGCGGAGTTACGCCGTCGTCGTGATAACGTCTTTCATAAAATGAAATATCGTGCCAAGAAGAAAGGTCCGATGAAGGAAAGTTATGAATCGGTATTTCTACAAGTTATGAAAGAATATGGCGTTACAAACATTGCCGAACTATCAAACGAACACGTTAAAGAATTTTTCAATAAAGTAGACACACTCTATAATTCAGGAGAATAATATATGTCAGGCTGGGGTAATAAGGACGACAAGTCATCAACAGGAACAGTAACACTTACTGCACCTACAATCACATTCAATGGAGCAACCGCACACGCCGCAGGTGTTATCACATCTGCCGCTCACCCGTTTCAAACAGGTGATGTCGTGGTGTATTCAAACGGCGGTGGTACTTCAATTGTAGGACTTACATCAGGTTCCACATATTACATTGTGAATCTATCATCAAGCACCGTGGGTCTTGCCGCCACAGAAGATGCGGCATTAAAGACGGACTACATCACCACATTGACCGATGGTGTCGGCGCATCACACACCTTGACACATTCATTGGATTTCGGTCGTGGTGTCATTGCAGGATCATCAACATTGTTCACCACAGAAGCAGCTTCTGGCGATTTCATGCGTGTTGGCGATCAAGAAATGATCATTTTGACCATTGCATCAAACACTTCATGCCAAGTATTAAATGCTAACCCAGAAACGGCGGTTCTTTCAGCGTTCAGTGGTCAACAATACACATTAAATGAAAAGCCCACATCATTAGCAAGTGATCCTTCTATTTTATCAACCAATGTGTTTGGTGTTGATACAGCTGAAATTGCTGCGGGTGGCGATAATGTAGTATCTGCAGCCATCGTCAATGGCGGTACATTATATGTGGAAGTTCCTGTAGTAGCAGTCAGTGGTGGTGGTGCCGTTGTAACTGGTGGCATCGCAGGTACTGTTCTTACAGTAACAGCAGTAACATCAGGCAAGTTGGTAGTTGGACAAACTAGTTCACAGTTTACAGGTGCATTGGGTGCCCAACTTACAAGTACTGAAATTGATGGCGCACTAGGTGGCAAGGGAACATATACCGTGGATACACAGACGGTTGGCTCAACAACGATCACAACTGTTCCTGGTACAACAGCAGCCGCTACAGCAACAATATCAGGTGGAGCAGTAACAGCCATCACAGTCACCAACGTAGGTGTTGGATATGATGCAGCTCCAACGTTAACAATTCCCAAGGCTCGTGTGACCATCCCAACATCAGGTGTTGCGATTGCTAGTGAACAGATTACCTATACAACACACGGATTAACTGCGACGAACGAAGTGAAATATTTTCACGGCGGCAGCACTGCGATCACTGGGTTAACTAATAACACATCGTACTTTGTTTCAGCTCTTGGATTAGCTGCAAATACATTCCGTCTTGCTGCTTCTTCAGGTGCTGCATCTGGACGCACTGCACTTGCAGGTGTTGCTATCTCTGGCACAGGTGGTCAGTTTACTTGTACCGCAACAACGTTAGCAGTCGGTGATCATATCAAGATTAATGGGACTATCACCGGTACAGGTTCTATCACAAGTCACACTACTGGCAAGATTTATGAAGTTTCAGCTATCACAGGTACTTCACCGAACGTAACTGGATTCACACTCACACAAGAAGATACTACTGCACTTGTTACAACTGCAGGCGACGGGGTTGGGTTAACATACAATCCGTTTACTATCGTTTTGATTTCTGGCACAGGTAACAATGCACAATACTTTGAAAAGGTGGCATCAACCGCAGCAACAGCAGTCGCGGCAAAGGGAACAGGTAAAACAGGCACTTCAGCCGCACACGTAGGTTGGGTGCATAGAAAAGTAGGCACAGGACAAAACGCAGGACGTATACAATACGAAGTGCTTGTTGCCTTGTCAAAGAACGGTATCACAACTGATGCTGCTGATGACATCCAATTCCCTGACGCATAATTAGAGAAACAGCATGGCTGATAGTAAAGTAACAGATTTCAATGCAGCAACGTCCGTGAATTCCGCGGACGTGCTGTACTTGATTCAAAATGACACTGATAAAAAAATCAGTATTTCCACATTATTGGCAAACCTCCCGAACACCTTAACCAAGTTGTCCGGATTGTTTGTGTTTGGTTTAAGCAATCCTCAAACATTGACGAATGCTGGAACTATTACCACCACAAGCACATTGACCTTGATTTCCAATGATGGGGGCTCACATAATTTGATACTTAATGATGGCACTCATCCAGGACAAATAAAAATTGTCATGTGTACGGCTGCGGGTGGTACATCATCCATTACAAGCAACATTAAAACCAACGTGGCATTCACAACACCGGGTGACACGGCATTTTTAATGTGGTACGGTACTGATTGGTGGGTTCTCGGAGGAACAGCCACCTTTTCATAATTGTTAGTAACCCCCTTTGATCATTGACCATGAGCATTATATTAACTGAAGAAACGTTTTTGTTATATGCAGTACAACATTATAACAATCCTAGTTGTAGAAGTTTAAAAGAATTTGAAAGTGATTTAAAGCGATTTAAATACATTAAACGATTGTTGAAACGTTACAAAAAAACAGGACTTCTGAGTGAACGGCTAATTCTCAATCACTTAATTCTTTTGCGTAATGTGTTCAATGATGCTGTCATTCCCATGTTGTTCTTGAAATTTGAAGAAGAATATTGGTCACATATTAAAACGTTTCTTGTGTTCTTAAATTACCTGCCAGAATCATATCAGATAAATAAACAGGTGATGTCAACCGATATTAACTTAGATGTTAATATCATTAATAAACTTAGGCGAATATGAAAACATTCAAAGAATTCATTAGCATTGAAGAAGAAGTGCCTGCTAGCAATATAGCACATTCAGGCGCCACACAAATTGCTAAATATGATCCTATCATGAAATTTAAAGTATTTCGTCGCAAACCTAAAAAACATAAAAAATAGGAGATAGTTATGATTTGGTTATTAACACTCGTAGTCGTTGGCGGCATCTTCTTTGTTTGGAAGAAAAATAAAAAGCATGATGCTGTTGTCAAGATCACCGAAGCAGTTGAAAAAGTTGCCGATGTGAACAATGATGGCAAGGTTGATTTAGCCGATGCTTTTGCCGCAGTAGAAAACATCAAGAAAGAAGTTGTGAAAGATGTTGCTGTTGCCAATGAAACTGTGAAGAAGGTGCGCAAGAAGTATGGTGGTAAGGTTAAAAAAACTCCTAAAGCATAATTATACATGGGGTTGGACACTGAAGTAGCCGTTTTAAAAAGCGATGTCAACAGAATGGCATCGCTTTTTGAAAAAATGGACGCTGCCATTGAGAAAATGGGAGATGTGTCCAACAACATTGCACGGATGTTAGCTGTTCATGAGGAGCGGTTGAATAAACAAGATGACATAGACGAGGAGCTATTCTCATTGGTTGAAAAACGCCGGCAAGAAATTCAAAGTGATATCAAAGAATTACATTCTCGCATCACCACGGTGAGCCGCGAGCTAGCCGATGACCTCACCGAAACAGAACAACGTATCATGACAGCCATGACATATGG